CACCGCATGACCTGGCCATGTGCGAGGCCACGGCCTTGCCCTGGCACATCCTGAGTTGGCCCGAAGGCGACCTGCGGACGATCACGCCAACAGGCAGCACGCCGCTGCTCAGGCGCCCGTTTGTGCACGGCGCCTGGGACTGTTGGCAGGTCTGCGCTGACTGGTATCAGCGTGAGTGGGGCCTTGAGTTCGAGGCCTTCCAGCGAACCGATGGCTGGTGGGAGAGTGCGGACAACGCAAGCCTGTACGAGCAGCACTACGAGGCGGCCGGGTTTGTGCGCGTAGACCGACTGCAGCGCGGTGACATGATCGTTATGCAGGTCGGGCGGACAGTTCACCCGAACCATGCCGGGATTTACTTGGGCGCTGACCCGGCGCTACCAGGTGAGGAGTCAGGCGTTTTCGGCCCCGGCCCGTTCCTGCTGCACCACCTGTACGGCAGGCCGTCGGAAATCATCGTCTTCGGCGGCCCCTGGCACGATCGGACACGTCTGATCCTCAGGCAAAAAGACGCAAAACAACCAACATGACGCGGCATCGCCGCAGGAGGCGAGCGTGAGAGAGTTATCAAATTGGCTCACGGCGCAATGCCACGTGAATCTGGCGCGCTTTGCAGAGCGGTCGCCTATGGAATTGGAACAAGTCATCGTAACCAGCGCGATGACTGAGGCTGCCATGGAATACATCTACAGCCTCTACGATCCGTTAATATCCACTCACTTGTTGGAAGAAGTTTTTCGGATTATGGCAGTTCTTCAGCCGAAACATCTGGTATGTCAAGTAGAGCCTGACGCGTCTTGTTGAGTACCTCGTCGACACCTGACAGGGCTAGCTCAATGAATGTGTCTGGAATATTTCCTGCTATAAAAGACGACACCAGCGCCATCAACACGTTGACTTGCATTAATCCCCAGGAGGTTGCTTTCAAGGATCGAAGTGTGTGTTCTCTATCTGCGCTAGGGTCCCCATGGTTCATCCCTAGAAAATTAGAAGTCGTCGCATTATCTTCGCCGCTAGCGGAGAGACCCCACTGCCAGTGGGCTATCAGATTTCTCGCTTTTGAGAGCTGATCATATGCCAACAGGCATTCGCTGATACGCTTCGATAGTTCCGGGTGAATTTGGGATTCCTTTTCTTTTTTGAACGATTTTATGAGCTCAATTAGACCGCCACTTTTCAATCTGAGAGCTCTGACCATGACCTTCGCCGTAGCTTCATTGATGCCTGATAAAGCATGAAACAACGAATAGAGCGCAGGGTCGCATAGCGCGTGATTTATCACGACTTGTCCGATCTCCTGCTTCATTGCGTCGGATGGGCCGGCTTCATAGTTCCATGTTGCGCTGTCTTCGCCCACATTGACCTCCAGGTCATAAACGCGCCGGAATTGGCGCAACCCCAGTCCTTGGGCTTGCAGGCGAAGGACTGGGTAGTCTCTACACTTCCTGTGATGCAGGGTATTTTTTCTTATAGTCCGTCAACTCATCAATTCCGTAACCTGTATTCGGGCCTGAATGAGGTATGTAAAAAGTGTTTACTGTTCTGTGGTCTTTTATGGCCCTTTCTACAGTTGACATACTTGCTAGCGGCAAGAAAATATTTCCACGACTAAATGCCGATTTTGTACCCTTGGCCTCCATATAAATGGTGAGATTTGTTTGGGGGATTTTCACGCTTCTATTTTTGAAAAGCAGCTTCCATAAATCTTGGCCATAGGCTTTTGTAATTAAGGTTTCAAGACTAGCGATCTTGTCTGGCGAAACCAAAAGTAGCTCAGTGGTGTTCGATGCAGCTATTGCGAGTACCCTCGAGAACTCACCGATATCGCCTGAATAATTAGTGCTGTGATACTGCATACCTGATCCCTAGGCCGATTTTGATTTGATTGTTGCAGGCACAACGCTACTACGCGCGGCCTGATCCCTGCCACTGGTATTCCATCCACACTGGATGCCCGGACAGGGGCGGGCATTAAAAAGCCCGGCTGGCCGGGCTTGCTGCTTCAGTCGAGCACTGGGCGCATGAAGCTTCTCTCGGAGCTGACAATGAATCTCTTCTCTGTCGCCAGCGCGAAAGTACTCACGCATTCGGGGTCAGTTTTGGACTCTTCGCGATAGCGCTCGTACTCCGCAAGGCCCGGAAAGCTGAAAAGGCAATAGGCTATGTTATTAGCGCCCTCGGCAGGAAGGAAGTAACCGTGATGGTTTCCTCCCATGCGGTTGACTATGCCAATCCACAGTTTCGAATAGTGCTCAAAGGCTTCGATTTGATAAGGGTCAATCTGATACTTCAGATGGCAGGTGATCACGCGAGTCGTCCTTGTCCAGTTTGAATGCGCAGCTTACTGGACATCCATGTGATTGGTAAAACTCGACAAGGTGCTGGGCTGTTTGCATCTCCCCCTGAGTGCTACAGTCCCGCCAAACCAAAGAGGGAACGACATGCGGATTTTGATAGCGGCGATGGCAGTTTCGGAGCGTTAAGATGGGGTTCGCAGCAACGCTATGGGAGTGGTATGGGCAGGGGGAGTACAGACGGGTACTCGCCGCTTGTGAAGCGTTTCCTGCTCTGGAGTTCTTGGCGATGAGTGCAGATGAGCAGCGAGAAACAATTCCGGACTGCCCTGCATGCGAAGCCTGGTCTATGGCAATGCTGCCTTTAAACGATACCCTTATCGCCTGTGACAGTGCGTTGCCAGACGAAGTTAGAGGCGGTTTGCACCGCATCTGGCAGCTATGCAATGGCCTGACTGAAGACTCATTTCATTGTGGCGATCGGTTGATATTCGATCATCAAGATTGGCAGCCCATCCGTGATTCAGCCACTGATCTGCTCGGGCTGATGGAGCATCCGGAGATAAGCCCTTTTCTGAATGATCTGACAGTTGATTGCCATAACGAGGTCAATGGGTACGTTGCAGCTAAGCCCGAACGTTCTTAACAGGAACGAAACAAACCAAGCCCCGCGCTGGCTTTCCGCCGACTTCGCCGTTTGGTGTGACGTTCAGATAGATACGCTGTTGCATGGGGATATCGGGATCCGCCAAGAGTACGAAGGAGCATGTCGAATATTGGACGAGCGTGAAAAACTCGCCAGCGCCCAGGGGAAAGGGCTGGCAGCTTGGCGCTGGCAAAAGCCTGTGCTTGAGCGACGCGTCGAGCATTTGCTGGAGCAGCTTCAACTGAAGCTGCAGCTCGACGTAGCGTAACCCTCCCGCCAACCCGAAGAACCCCGCCCATGCGGGGCTTTCGTGTTGCCCCCTTGTTGGTGATAAAGTCTCGCCACATATCAACGAGGGAACGACATGAAATTATTCGTAGGGGCGCTGGCCTTGGTTGCGCTGTCAGGATGTTCAACTCCATCAGACTTGATGGCTGGGAAGCCTGTTACGACGCAATTTACGACCAAGGACCCGCGCGCGGTAGCGGTATGCGTGTATCCAGCCTGGCAGGACTACCGCTCCAACGCTGTGATGAGCGAAACCACAACTGGTTATCGAATCGTTGCTGGATCTGATGCTGGACAGACCGACGACGTTTTGGATATCGAGCGCGGGAGCCAGGGTAAGGGCAGCATCGTGAAACATTACCAGCGCGCCGCATGGTCGCAAATTGGGCGCGGTGGGCTTCTGCCGGCCCTAAATAGATGTATTTGAGTTCAACTTAAAAAAGCCGCCTCCGGGCGGTTTTTTTATTCCCGGAGAAAGCCATGTCAGCATTAGCAATCAACTATCAACCAATGACAACAATTCTGCTTTACGGCCAGCTACGCCAGTTCGGTAGATCATTTCGACTATCCGTTCGATCGCCAGCTGAAGCGATCAAGGCGCTATGCGTTCAGATACCAGGTTTTGAGCGGTTTATCTCAAACGCCAAATCGCGCGGGATAGAGTTCGCTGTTTTCCGGGGAAAGAAGGCTCTTGGCGAGAAGGAAGTGGCGTTTTCAGGCGCTGGTGACATTCGAATCGCCCCGATTATTACCGGCAGCAAGCGAGGCGGTCTTATTCAGACCATCATCGGTGCGGTGTTGATTGCTGTGTCTTTCATCCCAGGGTTCCAAGTGCTTGCCGCGCCCGGGATTGCGCTGGCGGCTGGTGGCGTTATCCAGATGCTGAGCCCTCAAGCCAGCGGCCTCAAGACCAGCGCAGCGCCTGAGAACACCCCTGGTTATGCCTTTGGCAGCGCGAAGAACACCACCGCATCTGGTAACCCGGTCCCGCTCTGCTACGGCAAGCGCCGGGTGGGCGGAGCGATCATCAGCGCCGCTATCTATGCAGAAGATCAGATGTAGCGAAACCCGCACCACCACAGCCGGCCATGAGCCGGTTTTTTATTGCCTGGAGAAAAGCATGGGCGCAGCACAGAAGCTCGACATCTACGGTGCCAAGGGCGGCTCCGAGAAGCCAAAAAACCCAACCGAGGCGCCGGACAGCCTGCGCTCTGTCGCTATCGCCAAGATGCTGATCGCTGTAGGGGAAGGTGAGTTCGAAGGCACGCCCACCGCCAAAGACATCTACCTCGACAACACGCCGCTTCAAGACCCCCAGGGCAACATGAATTTCCCGAACGTGAAGTGGGAGTGGCGCACCGGGGCCGTGGACCAGAGCTATATCCAGGGCATCCCATCGATCGAGAACGAGACCACGATCAGTACCGAACTGCGCAGCGGGACGCCGTGGGTGCGGGCCATCAGCAATACCCAGCTTTCCGCTGTGCGCGTCCGCTTTGCGTGGCCTGCGCTTCAGTCCGTGGACTCTGGCGGCAACGTCAATGGCTACCGGATCGAATACAAGGTTGAGCTCGCCACCGACGGCGGCGCCTATCAGCAGGTTCTGAGCGAGGCTGTCGACGGCAAGACCACCAGCCTGTACGAGCGCACGCGCCGTATTGATCTGCCCAAGGCCACCACCGGCTGGCTGATGCGTATCACACGCCTCACCATCAACCAGAACAACAACAAAATCTCCGACACCATGCAGATCGCCGGCTTCACCGAGGTGATCGACGCGAAGATCCGCTACCCAAATACTGCGCTGCTCTACATCGAATTCTCCGCCGAGCAGTTTCGCAGCATCCCGGCGGTGACCGTTGAGACCAAGCTGAAGAAGATGCAGGTGCCGAGCAACTATGACCCGGTGTCACGCACATACTCGGGTGTTTGGGACGGCACATTCAAACAGGCTTGGACCGATAATGCGGTTTGGATGACCTACGACATCACCACGGCCGACCGCTTCGGCCTGGGCCGCCGCATCAAGCCATGGATGGTGGACAAGTGGGAGCTGTACCGCATCTCGCAGTATTGCGACCAGTTGGTGCCGAACGGGAAGGGTGGCCAAGAGCCTCGCTTCATCTGCAACCTGAACCTGCAGAGCAAGGCTGACGCCTGGTCTCTGTTGCGTGACATCTCCACGATCTACCGGGGCATGACTTACTGGGCCCAGGGCCAGGTTTTCACCCTGTCAGATATGCCGCGCGCAACCGACTTCGACTTTGCCTATACCCGGGCGAACGTCATCGACGGCAAGTTCACCTATTCCAGCGCGTCGGAGCGCACCCGGTACACCCGGGCGCTGATCAGCTACGACAACCCGCTGAACAACTACGACACCGACGTCACTGCTGTGACCGATGCAAAGCTCCAGCGGCGCTATGGCGACAATCCGCTAGAAATCAGCGCCATCGGCTGCACCCGCGAATCCGAGGCCCAGCGCCGCGGAAAGTGGGCGCTGCTCACGAACTCGAAGGACCGGGCTGTCACCTTCAAGGTCGGCCTCGATGGGCGCATCCCGCTCCCGGGCTAC